TTTTGCACTGGTATTTATTGCAGATTTTGCTGATTTTGTCATTGCTAACATTGAAAATCATTGCTTTTTGATGTTTTGCTGATAACTTGTGATTATCAAAATTGCTTTTCTTGCTCGTATTATAGTCACAACATTTACAGCAGTAATTTGAGCTTAATTTTGGCTTAAAATCATTGACAACCATTGCTTAATATAGCAATAGAAATTAAGCTTAAGTTTTTTTCACCAAAAATATATAAAATTTTATGGTAACCCATTTTTTTCCGGTTTTTTGAAAATAAGAGCATTCTGGTGTAAATTCACATTTTGGAAAATCCGAGTTTAGTAAAATCCCTGGGTTTTCCAAAATTGGACATTTTTTTTGTCCATTTTTGGATTTATCGAACACTTTTGCCAAACAAGAAAATCCCAAAAAAGATATTATCTTTAAAGTAACTTAAAGAAATTGGTCAAATCGGCTTTAAGTTTTTTGATAATATATATATTAAGTCCGATGAAAAAATGTATAGGTAATATATGGAGACTAATTCTCAACCTTTACTTGGTTCTATTACTTTGATAAAAGACCCTTATATTACAAATAATTTAATTATTAATAATGGAATCCAAAGAGAAATTAATATAAATGGAAAAATATATTTTTTGGGAGGAATTATTCAAATTCCTTTTAAAATGAATGGAGGTCAAGTGGGAGAGGATATTGATGGGGCATTTAAAGATGCTATAAGTTATGTACTAACTGCATTGGGTAACAATGACAATGCATCTGATCAATACATACCATCAACAAACCATCTTACATTAATACAAGACCTTGAAGAAAATAATTTTACTAGAGCTTTAGAAAACGAATTAAATTTACATACGTTTTCCGAAGGAAGATCAATTGTAAGAATTGTGCGCCGTAGTGGAGAGTCTTTTATTAACTTTTTTTTTGATAACAATTTACTAGCCCGATACAATTCTTTAATTGCCAATGGAACCCCAATTAAATCCAATTCTTGGTGGACGGCAGTTACAGCACATTTAAGTGCGCATGGTGCCTTAGATTTAATCCCTCCTAATCCAAATCCAAACCCGTCAAACTATAGGCCAGGTGTTTTTCATTTAAAATTAGACGCGCTTGTAGGGGGGGCGCGCGGACCAGACCCAGAAAATACCGTTGGTTATCATTGGCGACTTAACTATACCGAGCCACCTCCAAATGGTAGATTTTATTTAAGCATTAGAGAGATTGTTAGCGCAGTTAATCAAGAATTAGCTGAATCTGAACCAACAAGACTTATTTTTAATGAAATTAATATTTTTTTTAGAACTATTGACATTCCTAGAGAAACGCTTGAAGATGGAGATAGAAATCTAAGACGTCTTCCACAAAGGCTCCAAACTCGTTTTAGAAATCCAGCAGGAGGAAAATCATCAAAAAAACAAAGGAAAACAAAGAAAACAAGAAGAACCAAAAAATCAAAGAAAACAAGAAAACACAGAACACGATAAATCAATCAATTTTATATTATACTCCAAATAAAAACATAATATAAAATAATATAAAATAAAATAAAATATACAAAAACGTATAAATCTATGTGGCATACATAAGACCACAATTTCCACCAACAAAGGTTATCATGTTTATTCTCTCTTCAAATAATGTTAAATCAAAGTTGTAATCATATATTCTCCAAGTTGGTTTGTTAATACCAATAATATTTTTACTTACAGGATCACAAATAGCCAAGGATTGTGCATAAGGATCTACTGTGGGAATGATGGTAGAAAACTCTAATTCAATTGTAGTAAAACGACTCATGTTAATTGCTCCAGCGGGTTGCGTATCAAAAGGAGAATTTGTCATTCCAAAACTATAAAAATAAGCTCCATCTGGCAAGTTGCTTCCAGTGCGTAGCCATTTTTCAATATAATTATAGACGCCGTTGGGTTGTTCATTTTCCCGGTAAGAACCATCCAACAGAATTCCCATAGCCGTTAATATAGTGTTCTGATTTTCCAAGTTGAAATTTCCAGTAACATACCAACCAGTTAAATCACCATTTGCATTCACCCCAGGGCCAATGTTTGTAGTATTAGTTGTGCCATCAGGATTTATGCGAGTAATAGGAAAGAAACCATCCGTCGAAGCGGGAGTAATATCATATGGCAAGTAATTATAAGGCCAATTAGAATAATTTGACCATTCGTTCCTCAAATTTACATCACTTCTTTGGAAATAAAACATATAATTTGAAACCATTCCCAATGAATCTAACTGAACTTTATTTGACCCAGTAACATTATAGACTTTTTGTTGTCGCACTTGTTTAAACAAATACTTTTGCTCTTGAAGAGCAAATATTCTTGATTCTTCGTTAGAAAGGAAACAATACGTGCAATTTAAGTGAACGTCTGCATTCCAAAGTGTGCGAGTGTCTGTATAATCACTTATACCTAATTCGACAGAAGGTGGTGTCTGCAAAAATCGGTAAAATTGCATATACCATTGATTAAAATTAGGAGCAACATATGGATAATTATTTTCACTATCAAACACGTCGCGAATGCGGAATAATTCTTGAATAGGCCTCATTGTAACATTAATATGCAATTCATTATATTGAAGCGCGACAAGAGGAAAAGCCATTTGTGTTTTATAATTAAACCAACTTCCAATCGGTATGTATAAAATTCTACCACGAATGGATGGTTCAGCGCTCGCAGTTTCACCCGCATAATATGCGTTAGGATAAGAGTTAACACGAGCTCCAGAGTTGGCTGGATCGTTCAATGCGGGCGTGTTTCCAGTCATTGTGTCAAACAATGCCTTTTTAGTTCCTCCAAGCTCTCTCTCTACAAGTAGTTTAATATACTCTCCTGTATATTCTTGCAATGTTTGGTTTCCGCACGTAATAGTAATGCGAGATATCATTAAAGCCCCCAAGTTATCAATCCATTTAAAACCGTAAGGAACCCAAACTCCACTATTATTCATTTGAGACATTTCGTCTGTATTGGGAGGCATAATTGGGCTCCAAATGTTTGGAATTTCCACACTTAAATAACAGTCCATCAACAAATCGGCATATCTAGGTATTTTAAAAGTAAAATTGGATTCTTCTGACAAACGCAATGTTTTTGAACCATCAAAATCAACGCGAAATTTTTGCATTCCAAAATTTGTATAACGAGCATATGTTGCTTTAAAAAAAGTTTTTGATGGGTTTCCATTTAATATAATATTTTGTTGGCCTTCACTAACTAATTGCATTAATCCACCAGCCATGATTTAGATATATTATACAGATAAATTATATTTTTAACTATTTTGATTGTTTAATTATATTATTAAATCAGTATAATATAATAGATATGGATGCGAGAAGAAAAACAATAAACATTATGGACTCTATAAAAAATCTTAATGAAAATTTTGTTACGTATATGTTATTTGCGATGATAATACTGTTTATAATAATAGTATTGTGGTATTATTTTTATATGAGAAATTTAGTAAACCGCGAATGTTCTGCCATGGATAGAGTATTTTCTACATTAAATGGATCTATTAAGACTTTAAACTCTAGTGATCCAAATTGCAAATATACATTTAAAGATTACTATATTAAAACCGCTTACAATTGTTGCAGTCCAGGAACATATAAAAATGATTATGTTTCAACATGCGCCCTAAAAGATGTATTAAAACAAGGAGTGCGTGGATTAGACTTTGAAGTTTTTTCAATGGGTGACCAACCAGTAGTAGCGACATCTACCGTTGATAGCAATTACATTAAGGAAACTTATAATTATGTACCTTTTTCAGAAGTTATGAACATTATCACAAATTATGCGTTTGCTACAAGTACCTCACCAAATTCAAAAGACCCAATTATTTTGCATATAAGGTTTAAAAGTTCAAACCAAAAAATGTTCCAAAACTTTGCAAATTTAATAAAAAATTATGATCGGTTCTTTTTAGGACCGGCATATAGTTTTGAACAGAATGGTACAAATTTCGGAAATACACCATTGTTGGATTTAACAAAAAAAAATACAATTATTTTAATCGTAGACAGATCTAATAATTCTTTTATGGATTGCAAAGATTTTTACGAATACGTGAACATGACAAGCAATTCAATTTTTATGCGAGCGTTACACTATTACAATGTTAAAAATACCCCGGATTTATCAGAGTTGCAAGAATTTAACAAACAGAATATGAGCATTTCTATGCCAGATGTTGGTAATGATCCGGTGAATCCTAGTGCCATAGTTTGCAGGGAAACCGGGTGTCAAATGATTGCAATGATGTATCAAAAGAATGATACAAATTTACAAGAGAATAATGCATTTTTTGATAAATCCGGTTATGCATTCTGTTTGAAACCTGAGCGGTTAAGATACATTCCTGTTGTTGTAAAAACTCCTGCTCCACAAAACCCAGCTCTTTCTTTCCAAACAAGAAGCGTAAAGAGTGACTACTATGCGTTTAACATTTAATTCAACCTTTTCAAAAGGTTGAGCCAAATTAAAGAAAATCAAAGAAAATCAA